CCAATATCTAAGTGACTGTCATAATATTTACCCATCATCTCCTTAACATACTCTGGGTCGTAAGGGTATATGAAGTTTAATTTAGTTTGGTTTTCAAGTCCTGAAATGTCGGAACCTATGAATTTGTATCCTTCTTGCGGAATTATTAGGCTCCTGATATACTCTCCGTAAGGTGCTGATACAGAGGGCAGGTTAACCAAAGTTCTATGCTTTATTCGTAGAGTATTTGCTAGACCACCTACACCTGCCACAATATTTCCTTCTTCATCTGAATCCCTAATAAATCCTTTGATAATTCCTGCCCTGTGTTGAATAACGGATAGGTCATCAAGTTCTTTTATTGCGGGTTCTTTTTCAGCTAATTTAAGTACGGAATTGCAAAGGTCTTTATTCCTATCTCTTACTTGTGGGACTTTATTAACTTCTCCCGTAACAGAAGTACTGTCGTTAAATATTTCTGGCTTCCAACCTAAGCTAAATAACCAATCCTTAACTTGATGCACACTTTGTGGATTAGGCTCTAACCAGTCTACTATTTCTTCTATTTCTCCTTCATACTCTAAATCCAACCCAACTCCCTTGGTTATTCTATTCCACCTCTCTCCTGCCTTACTAAGTGTGCCATCTTTTTTATAAATGTTTTTAGGTTTACTCCTCTTAACTTTTTTAGGTACTTTAGGCATCACATTTCTAAGTACTTCAACCTTTTCATTAATTAATCCTTCTAAGATTTCTAAGTTTTTATTTGCTTGTATTAAATTTATTTTTAGTGGATTGTCTATAAACATTTTATATGTCTTAGCCTTAACCATTAAAAACTTAATATGACTCTTGATTACTTCTTCATCATTATTATATAGTTTTCTATACTTATTTAAAATGTTTATCCATAAATTTGTATTAATTTTAACGTCTTCAGACACACGTTCTTTCATAAGAGCACTATGTTCTTCTTTAGTCATTCCGATACCTTTCCACTGATCTTCTGTAACTTCTGGTTTGGGTACTCCAAACTCTTCTCCATATAATTCAAGTCCGTGTCTAATTCTATTAGGCTCTATGTACCAACTAAGCCAAAGAGTATCAATAATAGTAGCTTTAATTTTTAAGTCGGGGAAAATCTTTTCTAAAGCAGGGACATCATAAAGCCAAAAGTTATGTCCTACGATGACATTATCTGGATTTTCAAATAACTTAAATACATCTTCTTTCTTATTTGTGGTAATAACTTTCCATTCGTTTCCACTCTTATATGAACAACCTAAAATATGGAAGTCTTCCTCTTGACCTTTTGTTAGGTCAGGAAGTAATCCAACAGTCTCAATATCACAGATGTATGGGTTATTTAAATTCATTTTATTTCTTTTTTCCTTTTAACCGATTTAAAGTGAACGGCTCCATCGGGGCGTAAAGATAATACTTTCTTATGTTGTCTGCAAACTTTTCCTCTTCTTTTTCTAATTCTTTAGGTTTTAAATGTTTATGTTTCTTTAAATATAAAGGTGTTTTTAATCCTAAATTAATGCTCCCCATCGCAGTTTTAATATAAGTTTCAGCTTTTGCTGATAAATATGGTGATCCATTAATCCAATCTATTATGTAAGATTGCGCCTCTTCTTTATCTAAATACCCTGCTGCAACAAAATTCCCAAGCATAAGCCCACACTTTTTTACATTTGGGTGTCCTACCTGTTCTTCTTCTACTCTAACTATGTTTTTGTAACAAATGGTTAATACAGATTTTTTATCATCATCTGTCAAATCTTCTATCTCTTCTATGTCCCCATTAAATTCTGGCACTTCATATTTATACCCTCTTGTAGTCCAAGTTTCGGGATTCTCTCTGTATCTTATAGTTTCATCCCAACTTAAAAATAAGGGTAATGCTATGTTTGAGTTTGCAGAATCAAAGGTTTTTGTATTTTCAAATAAATGACAGATTCCGTAGTAATACTCTTTATATTCTTCTACAGACTTTACTTTAGGTATCTTTAATAGGAACTTTGCACCTGCTCCTGACGGTGATACAAAGCCACAGACAACAGATTTAATATTGTTGAATATCTTATCCCTGAAAGCTATTACATCCCCTTTAACGTGATCAAATTCAATTACCATTAATGGGTTATAATCTACTATATCTGAATAACTCCTACCTCTTCCATTAAACATTACGGAAGGTGTAAAATAAAAAAGCTTATTCTGTTTTAAATAAGCTTTCTGTTTCCAATCTTCGTTCTTTTCACATTCAGCTATTTGTCTAAAAATGTCTTTAATACTTTCTTTGGGGTTTTTTATAGAATCAATAAATTGTTTTAGGGATATGATTCCTAAAGGTTTTGTTTCATATATTTTACCTGGAAAGTATTGGAATGTTATATTAAGCATTTTATTATTTTTTAGCTTCAATCATCTGCTGATGTCGTCATTGATTAATGTTTGCATTGCGTATATAATTATGTTATATGCTACTTTAAAAGCGACACTGCATAATCAGATAGCTCTAACTCAATTTCGCATATTTCGCACATTCTTATAAAGTCAAATATTGTGGCACCTGCTGTTGGAATTTTACAATATTTATCTTTGTTATAAAACTCAAGACTATCTCCGTCTGTATATTCTATTTTAATCCTTTTACCATTATTTAATACATCAATTTCATAGACATAACTTCCGTGAGAACATCTATATCCATCGCCACAATCGCAACTATCCCAATGAAGAAAGATATTTTTAAAAATTACTTTCTCGTTTTTTAAATTATACTCATCAAGAGCAAGTTTATACTCTTTCACACCCATATATTTAATATCTTCTTCTGACGGCTTCCACCCTGTATTTGCAAGATTAGAACCTTCAATATCTAATGGGATAACAGAAAAAGCAGCATATAACATAGTATTGCCAAAAGTGGCTAAGTCTTTATTTTCGGTGTTTTTTTCTTTATTCATCTTAGTATTAATTTGTGAACTACCCACCCACACTTCGTGATGAATGGGATTTCTTGTTAAAACTTTTTAAAAAGGCCTGGAATCATCTGTTTCAAGGTCAAAAACAGCATTGTCAAAAATAGGAAGAGCACTTACTTCTGGTTCTACTTCTTTATATTCACTTTTCATTCTATTTAGTTGTTCTTCTGTTAAATCCATAGGTCTTATAAATAAACTTTTGTATGGTACATCTGACTCTCTTGATTTCATTACAAAGTAGAACATATTTCCCACAGTGAGAAAAGAAACCCTTCCCTTTTTATCTTCGTCAGTCATATATTCTTCCAACCAATCATAACGTTCTTTATTTACTTTCATAAACTCTGTTACCCCCATTTTAAAAGGGTCCATAATACCTATTATGTAAGAACTTAAGAATTCAAAATGTGAGCTTCCATAAATCATACTGGCTCTTGGAACCATATCGTTATTTCTGTCTGCAATATTAGCAAAACTACTCCTGTTAAATTGTGTTAATAGTATGAAATATACATTGTTAAATTCCTTTCTTAATTCATTAATATACAACGTTAAACTTTTAGCTGTATCTTCATTCCTATCTTCCTGTCTTATATTAAGTACGTGGTCGAGACTAATTATAATTGCATCTTTATCTCTATGTTGTTCACAAAAAGCTTTAGTCATATTGTAAAACTCTTGTGTTGTAACTGTATCTTCGCATATGAATCGTCTGCCATCTTGTAAACCTTTATAATATTCTGCAACCTTCAGCCTCTCATTTTCTTCAAACTCTTCTTGTAGAATATTTGTCTTGCTTTTCTTCAAGAGCTTGTTTGTGTCCCTAAGTATCCTGTTTAAAAACAACATTTCTAAGCTGAACTCTAAACTTACAAATTTATCTGCATTAGTGTTAACCTTTTCATCTAATATTAAGTCTAAAGTATCAAACAATAACTTTGTTTTTCCTACCCCAGAATTAGCACAAATAATTATTACATCTGATGGCAAACACCCCCCAATATGACAATCTATAAAATCCTGTCCAGTCTTTAAGATGGGCTTCTCACCAGTTTGTATTTGTTTTAAATATGTAAAAGCTTCTTTTGCTAACTCACCTGAACTTTTTATTTTTTTATTCACAAGTTTTTCCAATGTTTTTCTACGTATTCTTCGTTTTCTAAATAGTATTGATATAAAGGACTGTTTTCTAACTGATAATATTTAGCATACCTATCTGGAGGAGTCCACATAATATTCTCTGCTTTTAAAGATAATACTGCTCTTGGATTACTTTGTTTAAACTCCTTGAATTGTTCATTAAAATTCTTCCCAATGTCATCGTCTTGAATAAAAGTATCATCAAGGAAACATTTAACTAGAGTTGCTAATCTATTTCTATCAATACCAGTCTCCTCTCTAAACCATTGTACTCTTCGTTTTAACTCTGTAAGATTTGATTTAACATAATTATCTCGTTTCTTATATACTCCTTCAATCCACTCTGCAATAACTTCATCTTCTTTTTTAAAAGAGCCCCTCTTTTGTAAGTCATTAAGAAGCTTCCTACCTTTTTTAGTAAGTCTTATTCTTTCTATGTCATTTAACTTCTTGTTCTTTAAATTTTTACTATATCCATTTTCTTCTAAAAACTTTTTAAACTCGTCAGTGATGTATCTAGCTATCATATCTGTAGTATCTTCATCAGACCTCTCATTTTGATGGATAAGTTGCATCACAAGTAAGTCTAAAGGTGAAATATTATATTTACTATATGCTCGTTGAAAATTAAAATATGCCATTCTAGTTATTTATTATGCTGCACTTTTCCATTGCGTTAATATCTTAATAACCAGCAATTTTAGCCAGTAGTCGCAATGTTTTTGTCGCTTACATCCAAACCACTAAAGATGGTTTGGTTTTACGCTCCGTTCTATAAATGAGGTGAATGGGTCTATAGTCCACTCATACTCAGTCACTTACAAGCTTCACTTAAAGTAAAATTTGAAGTGTTTCCAAGCAATTTTAACATATATATCACCCAACCCAACAAGTCATAGGCTCTCTTGTATTCCAGATAATATATGCACTTCATTGTGCAATACTTCCTTCACTACTCATCCTACAGTTCGCATACTTTTGGCAATTAGATTTATGATTGTTAGAATAAGGCATACAATTTCTTTACCTAAGTATTGTTCATACTTTTGGATTGGGTATATATATATTAAGGTTCAAATATATAGGTATAGCAATATACTTCTACCTATATGTGAACTACCCACCCATACTTCGTGATGAATGGGATTTCTTGCTAAAACTTTTTAAAGATTAAGTGGACTCGGAGGGATTCGAGCCCTAGTCATTCGGCTTATGAGACCGAGCTGGTTCCACTCCAGCCCACCCCACTATTCTTCTATATCAAGTTCATATTCAGGAAATAATTCTTTTAACCCATACTCATTCACTTTATAAACTTTATCGTCTTCAACTTTTATTGAAGGTGAAATGTTTTTTAGTCCGTATTCGTTGTATTCATACACTTTCTCATCTTCCACTTTGTAGGTTGGAGTTAACTCTTTAAGTCCGTACTCGTTAACTTCATATACTTCCTTCTTTTGCGAATATACAAAATTTGAAAGAATTAAACAAATAATAATAGAAATATTTTTCATATTTTCACAAATGTTTAGTTTTTATTTATGGCGTATATATTTATGTTATGTGTAATGACTACCTATCTTATTCAAAATCAAATTCCTGTTGTGCACCTGTAATCCATTCTTGAATGACTTTAATATTACTATTTCCATAATCAAAGTCTTCGCCTAAAGGATAATCATTGAAACCGACAAGCCATTTCCACTTAAGATGGTAATTAGCTGCACTTATTGGGTAATTTATTCCCATATCATAACTTGAGTAATAACGTTTACCATCATATTCAACTACACGATGTAAAACAGTTCTGATACGGCAACAATAACCCTCTGTCAAAGTCATTCCCAAATGCCTTGCATTTAATTTTTCTTCGATATGTCTTAATTCATCAATGAATTTTTGCCTTTCTTCATTTGTATCAAACCAAAAATCACCTCTTGGTTTTTTATGTATTTTAAGATACTCTTCATTGTAAAAACCACCCCAAGTAAATAGGTGGTATTCATATTTTGGTTCTTTTGTCATAATTTTCTCTAATAAGTTACTATTCTACTTCAATATGGTCTTGACAACTCCCACCACTAAAGTGCGTTGGATTTCTTTTGTTATCTTCGTAAATCAATTTCATTACCCAAGCGTTTTCATACTCGTACATTCCGCAAACAGTACGAGCCTCATTAATATTCTTTTATTTTTTTCCATACCTTTTCATAAATTTCTTCTAAAACCTCTTCGGACAATAATTGATAAATGTCTGTGGAGTTTTCCGAGACCGTTACTTCAACAATCTCAATTTCCTCATCTGAACCTGGATGCTCTAAGGTTTGTTTTTCATAAGGAAAATAGTCAAACTCTACATCTAACTTAATACCACTAACTTCTACTGTTTCGTATGCCATTTTAATTTATTTTAAAAATTTTAACTTTTACAACTCCTTCATCTAAATCAGCTATTTTAGAGAAAGCTTTTTTAGAAAGGTCTAAGTCTCTACCTTTTATGAAAGGTCCTCTATCGTTAACCTTTACAATTACAAATTTACTATTTTTTTCGTTAACTACCAAAAGTTTTGTGCCAAATTTTAAAGTTTTATGTGCAACTGTCATTTTACTTTCATCAAAGACTTCCCCAGAGGCTGTTATCTTACCATTAAAGTGTCCTCCGTAATAAGACGCTTTTGTTTCTTTAGGGCAAGAAAATATTAATATAATTACTGTTAAAAATTTAATCATCGTCTTTACTATTTTACCACTCTTCTACCTTATCCTTAATTACTTATTATATGTTAACATTTCAGCTTTAATTCTTGGATAACTTTCGTAATTTTCTATTATAAAGTCTTTTGTAGTTATATAATCTAAAACATCTAAATTCTTAATCCTTCTAAATAAATGTTTAGATGCATCTGAAAACTTAAAGGAAGGTAAATTATATTTATTCACATCATTGTTTAACTGCTCTTTAACAGCTTCCATGTGATTATCATATATATGTACGTTAGACAATACTGCTTCAATCCCTAAAGGTTTCATACCGGCCATCTCTGCTAAAAAATAACACATTAAGGAATAATATGCAATGTTAAATGGACACCCCAAAAATACATCTACGCTTCCCATACTAAATTTAATAGTTAATCCATATCCTGTTTCTAAAGGTTCCACAAGAGCTTCAAAAATGTGGTGGCAAGGACTGAGGGCCATTTCATGCTTGTCTGATGGGTTCCACATAGTAACTGTTTTCTTAGTTGCCATGGGATTATTTAGTAAAGTATTCACTAACTCTTGCAACTGGTCAATTTTTCCATCCCAGTTACGCATTTGATAAGGGTAGATTTTACCTAAATCAATATCTTCTCCGTGAAGTCTTGCCAACTCTTCTGCACCCCTTGTGTCTATAATTTTTTTATAAGCTTCACTATACTTGGGGCCTTGTTTAAGCCACCTAAGTGCATCCTTCCTCCAAAACTTAACACCGTTCTTTTCCAATCCTCCTAAAGTATTATCCCCTTTAATAAAGGTTAAAAATTCCCCAACTACACTTTTGAAACTTACAAATTTGGTAGTTAGTAGAGGGAAGCCGTGCTTAAACTCGTGTTTAATATTGTAACTATTAATTTGCTTACGAATAACGCTTTTTCTGTTTGGGTCTTCATATTCATAACCGTTGTTTAGAATTTCTTCTAATAGTTTGTGGTAATTGTAATCTATCATTTTTATTTATTGCTTTAATTATTGTTGCTGTTTTAATTATATCCATCCCTTGTTTTGAGCTATTTTCAAAACTGAATAAATTTCCACTTTATTCTCTTCAAAAAAAGAATTATAATTTATAGTATCAAAGTTTTCAAGAATATATTTTAAGTATAAAATGTTGTCCCATAAATCTACAAACTCCTCTTCTCTGTTGTTTTTATTTATTTCTAAAATACCATCTTCAAAATACTCGCCACTATTATTATATATAGAAGTAAAAGTGAAAATGTAGTTATCATTCTCCACCCGAATACTTTTTGTTTGTGTATAGTCTTCTATTAGTTGAACTTTCTCCCACAACTCTCCGTCTATTATTTTTATTTTTATTTTGTTTTCCATAATCTAAATTGTTTCTACAAAGATAATAAAAATCCCCCAATTAAGGGGGATTTTAGTTGTTAAGATTTTCTTAAAATTTATCCTTCACAAGAAACACATTGCATTAACTCTCGACTCAACTCTTGAGCCATATTTGCACTTCTTTGGTAATACAAGGTCTTAAGCCCTAACCTCCAGGCCTCTATCATTAACTTATTAATCTCCTTAGCAGGCATCAATGGATGAATCATCAGATTTAATGATATTCCTTGGTCTACATATTTCTGTACAATAGATGCGTTCTGTATTATTTCTAGTTGAGATATCTCTCCAAAAGTTTTAAATACTGATTTTTCTCTATCACTTAAAAAATTTAAATGTTGAACACTCCCCCCTTTTTCTAAAATACTTTTCCACACTTCTGCTGTGTCCTTATTCCTATCTTTTAAAATTTCCTTTAATTTTGGATTCTTATAAACAAACTTGCCTTTAGCTAAATCCTTGATAAAATAATTACTGTTTAAAGGTTCTATACTAGGACTTACTTGACCCAGAATAAAAGAGGAAGAAGTAGTAGGAGCAATAGCCATTCTGGTTGTAAACCTTTCCCCATATCCTTCTAACATTTTAGGTTCTCCCTTCTCTTCTGATATTTTCTTTGATGCTTCAAGAGTTTTATTACTTATATTTTTAAACATCTTATTTAACACTTGTTTAGCTTCAAAACCTTCCATAGGTATCATATTGTCTTGTAAGTATGTATGCCACCCTAAAACTCCTAAGCCAACACTCCTGTGTTCTTTAGCAAATAACAAAGCTTTTTCTAAATATGGAATGTCTTGAGCTTTCTCAATGAACTCATCTAATACAGTATCTAAAAAATACATCATTACCTCCACTAAATCAGTGTCTTTCCACTCTTCATAATACTTTAAGTTTAAAGACGATAGACAACAAGTGAAAGTCTTATTCTCATCAGTGTATTCATGTATTTCAGCACAAAGTTGAGAATGATTAAGTTCCATTCCTTTGTCTTTATATACTTTGGGTTTATTTTCATTTACATTATCCTTGAAATAAATGTATGGATACCCTGAGTCAGACCTCTTCTTTAATACCTTTGCCCACAACTTACGTTTTTCCGTGTCCCCATCAATCATAGACTGCATCCACCCTTCAGGTATAGTTACTGCTATAGACAGGTTTTGTATTTTACTGTCGTCACTTCTAATATTTAAGAACTCTTCTATATCCCCATGATCTATTGGAAGATATGCTGCCATAGACCCTCTACGGACATTTCCTTGTGTAATTACTTCCATCATAGAGTCATACATTTGCATAAATGCTACAGACCCATTAGTTTTCCCTCCTCTCGATATTTCAGACCCTCTTGGTCGAATATTTCCAAAGTATTGAGCAGTACCTCCTCCAAACTTAGAGAGCATTCCAGTTTCTGAAATACCTCTTAAAATATCTTCAGTTGAATCTTGTAAAGTTCCTCCAAAACAGCTTATAGGTAACCCCCTGTAAGTACCATAATTTGACCATATAGGAGAAGATAAGCTTATCCATCCTTTCGACATATACTCAAAGAACTTATCTGCAAGTTCAGTTCTAGATCTCCTCTCGAATTCATCTCTTATCTCTCTTATCCTATCAATAGGTTCAATTTTTTCCTCTAAATAACCCCTCTTTAAAAACTCTTTAGAGTCCTCATTTAACCACTTAAACATATTTTCACCCATATTAAAATAATTCATCTTCACTAAAAGATCTACTTGCTTTTGAATAGTCAATAGGTTTCTTATTAAAGAAATCAGTTAGAGCAGGGGCTAAAATTTCTTCTTCCATCCATAAAAACTTGTCTACATCATTTTGTTGAATCTTGAAAGGTTTATTCATATTTATTTTTTCCATACACATGTTCATACGATATTTAACATATTTAATAAGTAAATCTTCACTTAAAAATTCATTACTGTATCCTTGTAGCATCCAACCAATTAGGCCTTTCTCTGCTTCCAAGGCCACTTGAGTTTCTTCCTTAATCCTATTAGTAAACTCTTCATCCATTAGTTCTGGATTTTCCTTTATAATTTGGTTGATAAGTGCTACTCCTCCTTCCATGTGGCAATTACCTGTAATAAATACTTCATCGTTGTATCTAGTAATTATTGCCCCACTTGGAACTGTCACACAATACACATTTCCCTCATAAGGTACTTCAGTTTTATTATAAGAGTGGGATCTTACAATCTTTGTGTCTTTATTTGTGAATCTAATTCTATAATTATCTTTGTACCCCTCACTTCTACTACTATCATTGCTTTTACTAATCCCTGTTCTATATCCAGCTAATATAGCTATGTGTTCTACTATATCTATATCCCATTTGTTACTAGATGAATATACTTTAACGTTATTCTTTGTACTTCCATCCCATTTTAGTATTTCCTCTATAAACTCTTCAGCCCATTTTTTTGTTATCTTTTCTGTGTCTATCCACGAAAATGTTTTATAGTCTTCACCCACATCAAATCTAATAGAATATTTACTATATCCATCTTTATTATCAGATTTATTATATTCCATGTTTAAAGATTTTAAAATGTTTTCTAAATTTTCTTTTTTATTTTCTTTTTTAATGTAAAAAAATACATTTTTGCCATAATGATCTCCTTTTAAAACTTTCTTCCCTTTTGAATTTATTATTTTTACATAACATCCATCTGCTTGTATAGCTATCCTTAACTTTTCTTCTTGGGTTAGAACCTCTTTAACTCCACCTTCATATTCCACTGTAACAGGTATGTAATTCCCTGTATTAAAAGACACATCTTTAGCGGATTCTTTTTTCCATCCAGAATGCTTTCTGAACGTCAGTATATCATGGTCGGGAGTTACTACTTTAGAATGTCTACCATTTCCTATTTTTAATAGATTACCTTTAAAATGTTTTTTTATTAGTTTTGTGGGATTTTCTACAATTAACCTTCCTTTATCAAATCCATAGACTTCTTCACCTTCTCTTAATTTTCTAAAATCCACCCATCCTTTAGGAGTCAATATTTCTGCCCCTTCAATCAAACAGTTCTCCTCTTTTGAAGTGTATTGAACAATATTAGCTATATCTTTCATAACACCTCTAAATCTATTAAAACCTAAAAGAATATAAAATTGGCTAAATAGACTTGTAGCTTCAGTAAATAAAGTAAATAAAACCAACGAATATAAAAAAGATTTTTTGTCATTTTTATATGATTTCTTGTTATACTTGTTTAAGTATTCAACTCTATTTACAACTACAGGTTCTTCAAAAAGTTTCTCGAACTCTTCACTTAAATTTAACACTTCCAAAATTTTACTGTATGCACGACTATGGATGACCTCGACTCCTCCAAACACTGCCCCTAAATCAGCAATCTCAGGTTTAGGTAATGTATCTCCTATCTTTCCCCAAAAAGATTTAACTGCAACCTCAATTTGACTGATTAATAAAGTAGCTCTCTTTACTACTTCCCTTTCTTCATTAGATAATTCAGTTAAATAATCTTGTACATCACTAGTAAAATTGAATTCATTATGAGACCAATGACTGCTCCACATAGCATTAATGAAAGGTGTAGTGATGTCATCATATTCAAA